CGCTATCTGGTGCTCGACCAGCGGTTTGCCTTCTTTACCAAAGACAACTTCACCGGACAGGGAGGCGCTAACGATTATCGCACCACGCAGACCATGATGGCCGATACGCTGCTGTTGAGAAAGCTCTTTGGCAGCGTTGTCGTACCCAAAGGCACAACACTGTTTCGAAAGAATACCAACAGGGGAGAGCGCTCCCTGTCATTTCCATTTTAAAACCACAATAAGATATGAAGCTACTGCTCGCCATCCCCAGCTATAACAGACCCTACGAGATTGAGAAACGTACAGGGTTTTGGCTCAAAAAGCTGCGCTATCCGCACTGGAAGGTGTTCGTTGAGCCCGATCAGGCAGTCTATTACGCCCAGACCATCCCCAAAGCGCACCTGGTGACCACCGGCAACAAGATTGGACTGGTGGGCCAGCTGAAGATGATCGCATGGTATGCCAGCCGCAAAGGTTATGATCTGGTATGGAAGATTGACGATGACATGATGTTCAAACGCAAAGGCATCAAAAAGCACCAGATCCATGAGGTGGTGGAAGAGACCATCCCTGATTTGACGGATGCAGACCTGGGCGTGATCAATATTGCCATGCCGCGGGATTACATGTACAAGCAGGTTTATAATGACAGCCCTAAATTTTACACCAAGAAGAAGTGGATGGTCAAGTGTTCATATGTTGTCAGGCCTCAGGACATGGACTATACCGATGGCAACTACACCTTTGATGATGTGGAGATCGGGCTGATCGCCATGGAGAAGCGCAAAAAGATCGTGGAGAAGCGCAAAAAGATCGAGTTCTATGCGGGCTGTTACAATGACAACCTGATCCGTGAAAATCAGGGTGGCCTGCAATCCTTTGACCGGGATG